CATCTCATTGATTGCGATAAACATTTCACCTGTTTGCTCGTCTTCGAAGATATCTCCGAATTCGTAGCTAGCGTCGTCCATCTCAACTGATTCAAGTAGAGTAGTATCATTGTCAGCTAGTGCTTCGTGTAGTTCAGAATTTACTTCCATTACTGGAATAAACAGTTGACCATCAACTTCTTCTACACCTTCACAAAGGGCATATGTAGTTTCATTTACTACACAAACGTAATCAGGCAGCTCTGGAGCTGCGACGTCTTCGCTAACTACTTCGTCCTTTGCAGGTACTTCGTAGCCATAAGATTCCATGATGTTCTTTGCGACATCGTCTGAAACAAAATTATAATCGATAAATTGCATGTTATTTAGTTTTTAAGAGGTTATTAATATGTTCCTCTAGGTTATTTAGTCTATCATCTTGCTGAAGATCTCTTTCTTCTATATCTTTTTGAGAAACTGTGTTACCGAGATCGGTAAACTTTTTCATCCAAGTACGACCTCTCTTAGAAAAGAATGGTACTACGATGAAAATTAATAGATACATCCAACCTAAATCCCATATCAAACCTTTGGTTTCATGGATTGTAGATGCTGCTGTACCTGGAGCTGGTTTTCCTGATTGAGCAGCTGCTAAGGCTACTTCATTACTTACTGTTTGATTTGGAAACATCATTTGAGCTCCGGCTACTCCGGCTGCTCCACCTATTGCTGCTGTGGCTGGACCTCCTAATGAACCTGCTGCACCTCCAATTGCTCCACCAGCTATAGGAGCTAAAGTGGAACAAGATGCTAGTAAGGTTAATAGAATTAGAAATTTTTTCATTTCTATTAAGCACCTCTTCTTGGGTGTAAGGAATCTAACTGTGCTTGAGTTCTAGTAAATTCTCCATCACCCCAAGGAGGTGACCAGGAAGCGTAACTAGGAGGGAATGGGTCTGAAAACTTAGAGCCATCTAAATTCTCGGAATAACCTCCTAAGTAATAAAGTTTACCTCTAAATCCTTCAAACTGTAAGTAATGGCTCGTAGAATCAACATGGTGAGAATGTGTAAACCAAATCTCATTTACATCTTCTTCTACTGTAAAATAATAATGTCCGTCAAGAATTTCTTGGGTTACTCCGGATGCCATTTTAAGATGGTGTAGGTTTAGATGACTTTCTGGTACGCCAGTAGAGCCGAGATGATTCCAACTATTACCATCTACTGTATTAGGTTGGAATATCGGTTTTTGAATATACGTAGATGGTGAGGCTAACGTCATTCCAGCTTGCCAATCATCAAACTTAAAACGAAGGGCTGCGTTGTAACTCCACCTTAGAGATGCGTCACCGTTAGTAAGTGTATTATTCAAGTCTCCTGTTCTGGTAATGGGGTCCCAGTTATTATACCCATGAATAATCTGTTCTATATCTTGAGCAAAATGGTATATGTATTGATTGGTCCAACCTCTAGAACTTGTAAAATCAAATCTGTAGTGACCTTTCGGGAGGTGAACTCCTTGGTTCAAACTAGTTGTAGCCGCAGCATTAGCTCTTTCAAACCGGTCTCCAGAACCTCCTAAACCTTGGGCATACCCTCCAAACTCTCCAAGAAATAATTCTTTTTGTATTATTTCTGAGCCACCGGGTACCCATTTCGTAAGTGAGCCATCATATATCAGAGAATTTCCAGCTACGGGAGTATTACTTGCTGTATCAACATCTAGTAAATCCCCTATATTTGTAGCTACTTCTGAAAGATACCCTTGAGCTATAACCCAAGCTATAACATTGGTAGGAAGGCTGCCATCACCATCAATATCTATGATACCTGCGGACCCTATAGCATTCTGTAAATTAGTTTGTACATAGCCTTCCGTGGCAAAGTTATTGTTAGCCGCTAATATAAAATTAATTTCATCCCTTAAAATCTTATCATTATTTAGTAAATCAATCAAAGGGAGATTATCGACCTCATAGTAATAAGGGTCGTTTGGTTTAAAAAACCTAATATTTTCTTTTATGTCTATTGTTACCATTATACTAATTTATTGAGGTCAAAGATGTTAAGTGAGCGAACTCCATGCCCAAAGGTGTAATCTCCGCTTCCATCTCTTCCTTCACCTCCTGTTAGTGGGTCCGTATGAGAGCGGAAGATTGAGCAGAGTTTAATCATTTTACTTGCCCCATGCTTTGCGTTTGCAAATGTTTCAGCTGCGGATTCGTCTAAGAAGTTTCTAAGATATCCTTGCCATTCCATGTGGATTGGAGGGATTGGGAAGTTAGGGAATGTGTGGTCCCACCCTCCATCTCCATTAAAATTCACATCTTGTATCATTGGGTTAGCAATAAGATATCTCTTTTCGTCAGTACCTGCAGTAGTATTATTATCAGGGTCGTTTCCTGCACGTGCTCCGAATATAGGTTGTCCATAATCAGGCTGAGATTGTTGGTTATTTTGCTCTATTTCGGAATGACTTCTAAAATCAGAGCCTGGAATTGAGCTTGCAGTATATCCAGGTAACGGATAGCCTTGAGCATTTAATTGTGAACAAGGATGTCCTCCTGTGGCTCCCGCGTGATATACAGGTGCGTATGAAAGAGTTATATCTTCAATACCCTCAGAATATGTCATCAAATCACTACAAGTTCCCACTAAAAGTCTAAAAGGTCCGTGATTATATGCAGCATCGACAGAGGCGCTAGTTATCTGCCCATAAGCTCCGGTCTTTCCGTAATAATCTAAAGGTCCGGTAGCTTCATCAGCCCCAGCGTGGTCATAGGTACCCCATCTTCCTGCGGGTCCGTGGAATCCAGCAGCGCTAGGGTCAACAGTATTAACCTTTAAGTTTGATGCTAATATTCTAGAATTATCCGTTATATTCCACATAAAGATTTGGGAGCCTGCGTAATGGTTAGCTGTAGTTCCCATTATATTTGCTAGCGCAGGGTCGGAAGTTGCTGACCCGGAGTATAGGGAAATACCTTCATTACCAGAACCATCAATATTATAATAAGCTCCGGATAGGTCTATAGCGTTCATGCGAACTTCAAAGTTAACTTGGTCTACTACAACGTTACTACCTCCAACAGCTCTAACGCACATTCCTCCTGTAGAGTTTGAACTATGGTTAATTCTATTAGGAGACGCAAAACTATCTAAGCCTGGAGTACTTCTATTCTTCCAGCCGTCGATAGAACTTACTGAATTACCTAGAGATAAATTTCCATATTTTCCACCTCCAGGATGCATTAACTCTTCAGTAAACCCGTTAGGGTAAAATTGAATATAAGAGTTAGAGTGGTAGTTATCACGACCTAGATTATCCTCTACTGAGTTTATACTATTATCAGCAGAATCAATAGCTGTTCCGCATTTAATCATTTCTATTGTAGATTTATTATTAGCTACTAAACACGCTCTTGTAGAATGTAATTCTACCATAGAGTGTCCGCTTAAGTCAGTAGGGTCTAATGAAATATCAGGAGTTCCTAATTCAGATAAAGCAGGTCCTATTTCAATCTTTGAGTTATCTTCCGCTAAAGCAGCTACTCCAAAATTTGAAATCTTAGTAGGACCGGAAATTCTAATTTTTGAGTTTTGACCTGCGTATACAGCACTTCTAGTCCATGTAGGTTTTAAGTGTTCAGCGGAACTAATAGCCGCAGCCATTCCTAAGGTTGTATTAAATGCAGAGGTGCCGTATAGGTCTACTTTTGAATTATCCGTAACACTTAAAACTCTTCCTTTAACTGACCCCGAAGGATTTACGACTGCGCCAGTAGAACCTTTAAAAATATCTCCTTGAGCAGCTAGCCCTAAGAGTCTTGCATATGAATTATTAGATACAGAAATTAAAGGTACGGTACCTTTTTCATACTCACTAACACTTGCAGAATCTACTATACTACCATTAGTTGCATACATAGCTTGAGTTCTAGTAGCATCAGTATTTCCGGTTCTTCCCCCTATTACTCCAGCTCTTCTTCCTGAGTTATTAATTCTATTATCAGAAAACTTAGAGCTATTTGTTACATTAAGATTTTGAACACTGTTAAGGTCTAAGAGAACAGCAGGTGTATTCTGGGAATGACCGGCTCTACTTACCCATGAAGATAAATGAAGGTCATATGCAGTTGTATACTTGTTAGCTCCTATGTTATAAACGTATTCAGAAGAATCTAAAAGAAGCCCAGTATTTCCATTAATTTCAGATATTAGTCCCATAGAACCAACTTTAGAATTACTTAAATAAATTCCATGAATTTCATTACCTTGAGATCTTAAAATTCCTTGATACTTTACTTGAGAGCTGTCTATAGTAAATCCATTAATTTTATTAAAGGAAGAAATTAATTGAGTTGTCTGGTAATCTTCGTCGCCTGCTCCCTGTTCTTCAGAACTATTATGTCCTCCTACACCTCCAATAACTTTACACTTATCAAAGAGCCATCCATTTCCACCGTTAGACATCATCATAAATCCGTGCTTGCCTAGGTTAGAAGTTCCGGAAACATTAGTAAGACTTAAGGTTTCGTCAAATTTAATAGTAGAACGAGAAGCTTCAAATCCATTTCCATTAGAAGCTATATCCCAAATATCTGTATCTGCAAATCCTGTGCTAGGTCTATACCCAAGACCTGAAACTGATGCAGAGCCGTCTAAAGAGTAATTCCTATACCCTATAATACCACCTTCAATATCTACATTTGAATTAGAGATTTTAAATCCTGCGTCTCTATTTCTAAATGAAGCACAAGATGTGAGAACTACATCAGAATTCTGAATATCAAATCCTATAGAGTTATCATGACTGTATACATATGGGTATCCTAATGCGTTAGTTCCACTCACACCATCTACACATATATTTTTTAGTTGTATTTGAGCACCATGGCAATTTTCAACTTTAACGCTTGTAAAGAAATTTGCGTAGGCGTACATCGGAGATACAATATTTTCTGCAGCCATAGAAGTAAGGTAATTAACATCTCTTAAAGATTGTTGACCTGCAGTATTAAATTCTAAAGGATTAGCGTCAGCGGATACAGTTACATCATAAGTACCATCATACACATTTCCACTAAGTTGATGAGAGGTTCCTGTAATAAAATTATTTGTTCCGGAAGTCCAAAATATAGGCTCTTCAAAGTTTGTGTTAGTAGATGAATGTTTAGTTCCAAAAGCTCTAACGTTCTGATTCCAAGATGCAGCGCTATAGCAAGTTACAGAATGTCTAGCACATTGGGCTGCTGCAATAGTAGTATAGAGTGGAGTAGATGATACAGATACACATCCTGGTTCGGTACCAAAAGAATACCCAGTGCCGTCTTCTGTAGTTTTTATATAAGAAGGAAGGGAATCTCCATATAGAGCTTTACCGTGATTTCTATTAATAATTTCAAGAGAACCATTACCCTTAATAGTAATACCTTCTAGTTTTAAATCTCCTAAACTTCCGTAGTTGCAAATTTCAACTAAGAGGGGAAATGTTAATATTTTTGGAATACGATTGACAATATCATCAATATTATCATATACTGAGTTTGCGTTATCGGCAGTACCTGAAAGAACTAAAGTAGCTCCAGCAATTCCAGATGCAGTAAGTCCTATACTAGCTCCTAATGAGTTTGTACGAGATTCTAAATCATCGATAGGGATATTATCTTGCTCCCAGTTGTAGAAAGAGCTTGCCGTGTATTTTCTAATATCTTCTAGACTATTAGTTGCTGTAATTACATAATTACCACCTGTTACATCATTAATCATAATTTAAAATTCCAATGTCCATTTGAAGATTAGAGCGAACGCGTCGGTCTTAGTTATCGCTGCAAACGAGCGATAGCAGCATAAATATGCGAAAGGGGTACTATCGAGTAAAGGATTTTTACTAAATAATCCTATTTCATCTATAGCGATAGAGTTACATGCTTCTTCTTCTAAAACCAAAGAATAAGTTACTTTAGTATTTGAAGTTTTAGAAATATATGCTGGGTTTATATAAGCAGCATCTTTAGTTAAAGTTGCTCCAGTTCCTCCAATACCTATAGCACTAATAGTTAAATCACTATTTCCATACTCTGCTTCATTTATAGGATCTCCTAATTTTGTTACACTAGATGCCATAACAGATGATCCATTCCCTACTTGAAAGTAGGAAATATTAAAACTATCAGCAGTAGCAGAGCTAGTCGTATTAGAGAAAAGTGAGGCGAGAGTAATACCCATGCCTACTGTAATAATATTATGGTCAGCTAGGATAGTCTCCTCAAGTCCATTTGAATGTCTTTTAATAATCTCTAAATGTCCTTTAGGATTAAGTGATTCGAGTAGTGATTTAGAAGTCATTAAAATTTAATTCCCCATGTAATTGTCATATAGTCATCATTTGAAGATGTTTCATCTATCTTTAAGCCCCCTGGGAGAAATACTTTTTTAGCAAAAAGCTTAAATACTGGGTTACGTGAGATATCCGCTACGTTATATAGGTCGATACCTGCTGTCTCAGATTCGCTGTTGTATTTATCTAAAGTGGCTTCCCTATCCATAGTCCATAATCCAATAGCTCCTATACCTCCATAATAATAATCTAAAAATTTCCAATCTTTATAACTTATTGTGAGAATATATTTTACCTCTCTAGTAGCGCTTACATCAGATATTCCCGATACTATAAACCCCCCACTAGCATCTGCTAAGGTTTGGGAAGCTCTAGCTACTGTGGATTCTAATATATAACCTTCGCTATTTATAGCACTTGCTGAGTTTAAATCTCCTGTTTGGGTTCCTGACATATCATTAGTAAGATTTCCAGGATGAGTGTACCCAAATGAACTTCCAGCAAAACTTATACCTCCTGAAGGTAAATAGCATCCATATTCCTGGATTTCATCCATACTTAGTGAGGAATATAATCCTGAAAAATTATAATAATTTAAAAAATGACCTAGTCTTCCAGGACCACTAGATGTAACAGGTTGAATTGAACTGTCTAAAGGATTAGGAGGAATTGACAGTAAGTAGTTAGGACCTTCATCTGAGCTTACATTGTAACTATTGTATGAGGTAGAGCTTTGAGCACTTCCTAACGTTATAGCTTTAATTCCAAAATCTTCAATAGAAGAAGTTTGGGCTACCGTTAATGAGGAAGGAGTAGGTAGGGTTGTTAATACATCAATTACATGATGTCCAGCCCCATCAACAATCATATTAGGATCAGAAAAAATTAAATTTTCATCCTTTATACTTCCTTGATAAATTTCAACGTATCCTTTCATTAGTCGTCTGATAGTTCGTAGTTTACTCCTGAACCGTAGGCGGAAGCTGTATCCGCTATACCTCCGGAAGCAGATGTACTGCCTCCTACACTGTCTACATAGTATCCGCGAGTTCCTCCATTAGCATAATAAATTGAAGATGTTCTCTCATGTACTCTTGATTGTTTTCCTAACACTAGACTGTTAAAGTGGGAATAAATTATTTTTATATCTTTTTCTGAGTAAGGAATTGTATCTAAAGGATTATTGCGAACCATTGTAGAACTTGCGTATAAACCATTTGAATCACGGAAATCTTTATGGATTACAGATCCAAATTCAAAATTTTCCAGTGCCGAGGTGCTAAAGTCCTCTGTCCTCCCCTGAGCTATTAATTTGCTAATAATTATTGAATTTATATTAGAAACACTTCGTCTAGACTCTGCGGATTCACAGGGATCTCGTAGAATACCTCTACAGGGAAATGTTGAGGATACATTTATTCCACTATAAGAATAAGTTGAATGTATAAGATTACTTCTTCCAAATTCTAAATAGTATTCTGTTCCGGGGTTATTAGAATCAACAGAATTAAACATAACAGGAAGACTTGACATTGATAAATCGTTAGAAGCATCATAGATACCGCTAGCAGTTCCAGATGTTGAGAAGTATTTTCCTGATGAAAAATTATAACCTAATGGTATGAACTCAGTAGTGTGAACTCCATAACTTGAAGTATCAGATCCCTCTGCTATTGAAGTAGAGAGGAATGAATATGCCACTGGCATAGATTTTCCATTTCTTCTAAATTCTGAATTGTTTAGATTATACCTTAGGTTTCTTCTTCTACCTGATGTTCTAGGAGTTTCTGGATAAGATGTTATAGTGCCATCAGATGCTACTGATACACTAGAAGGTACTAGATTATTTAAAATAACTTGGTCCGTGTCTCCAGTTGCTGAAGAATCGTACATTGGTAAGTGTATTCTAAGGCATAAGGTATCAATTACGTCATTTACCCGATACTGATCTGTTAGTTCTTCCTTTGCGAATAATTTAATAACTACGTGAAAAGGTGCAAAGGTTTTAAAAATGCTTTGGATATTTTTAAGAATTGTATCTGCACTTAAGGAAATACCTTCAATAGAGTGTAGAATGCTACCTAAGCTAACAGACGTAAATACAAAAGAACTTTTAGAATTCCAATAATCTAACAAATTAAGTTTAGTGGATTCTCCAGCTGCAATAACAGAACTTAAGTTAGGAGCTACTTCCATACTACTTGTATGAAATTTCCATTTCTTATTCCAGCTTAAACTATAGAGAGTATTATCAAATCCTTCTTTCATAAGAATGGAAGATAAGGAACCAACATAGTTAGTTGGAATTTCAAATCCTCCACCTGGAGCGTTAGTGGTTCTAGCGCTCCTATCAGATGTAAGAATATCATTTAGAATTACTATTTGCTCTTCGGTAATATAAGTATTATCATAAAATCTATCATTTTCCCAAGGAGGTACTTCTACGTTTTCTTTATCTCTATGGTAGAACCCTTTAAAATTAGGGTTTGTAGGATCCCAAGTTGCTAAATCAAACTTTTTACCATTTGTATAAATAGCACCTCCACTTGGAGCATAGTAAGATTCAGGTGTATTTTTATGTAAAACTCTAAGCACATAATCCGTAGCTACTCTATAATTTAATTCTAAGTTATCTACAAAGTGCTGGTCTGATTTAATCCCGGGAAGAGTGTTAGCTGTATAGTTACCGTCATTTAATACAGGAGACTCTGTAGCAATTAAATAATAAATCATCCGAGGAAGATAACATTCCCAAGTTTCTTCTAAATCTTCAGCGATTGTTAGATTAGCTCCTGGAAATATTAGACTTACTGCATCTTCAAGACATCTTTTAGTTCCCTTACTTTTGTATAAATATACCGCTTTTCTAAGTTGAGCTCTCCACCTATCAACGTCACCGGTAAGCAATTGCCATCCAATTAAAGAGGCTAGGTATTGAAGAAATTGAGGAGGACATCTTTCTATGTCCACTAAATCTTCTAGGTCTTGTATGGTAGAATTAATATCGTAAAATCCATAACTTACTGCTTGTAAAAATTTAGTAAATGCTCCACCTTCTACTTGTTTAGGTGAGAAGGTTCCATTAGCTAGATAAAGATCTAAATACGTATCTAAAGTATCAGAAGATTCGTCATTGTCATTATACCAAACTCCAATTAAAGTTTTTAGACCTTTAAGTAGTTGAGTTCCTGAAGCATATACATTTCCGGATACTGCTGCGTTAGTAGATTTAAATTCGTTAGGGATATATCCATTAAAAAAATCTGAAACTTCTCTATTTCTCCATAGGTACTCAAATAAAAATTGGATTGATTCTTTTTCCTGTACAGGGTTATTATCGTAAAGTTCAGCAAGAATTACTGGAACTCTAGAAGATGGGTCAAATCCAGTAGCAGGTCCACTTGTATTTAACATGTACATCCAAGATAAGTTTTCTAAAAGATAATCATGTACCCCAGAGGCTGTGGTTATAGTAGAGTCTACGTAGGTAGTTACTCCATTTAAAAATGTGGTAGATGGGGTGTTTGTGTGAATATGTGGAAGCACTACCGAAGATAAATGTAATTTAAAATCTTCCTTACTTGTAAAATCTTTAAAACTTAAACCTAAAGGTTTCAGAATTTTATGTTCAAATAAATAAGGTTTTATATTTGTAAGGTTGTTTCTAAGGATAAATCTAGATTGTAATGACGATGTATTAGATCCAGATACATTTACAATGGTAGAAACTTCATCTATAGCTTTTAAAATTTTACCAAGTACTGAATATGATATATCATTTTCTAACCCATAAATCGAATGGTCAGTATCATGGTATAAATCAGGAGTTATACTTTTAATAACATCAACATAGTTATGCTGATGATATTTTTTAGCGACTTTACCTGCGCTTCCTATTCCTGATTTCTTAACCATTTCTTATTATACGTATTCTATATTAATTTCTAAGTTATTTAACTGAAGAATTTCATTAAAGTTTAATTTAATATCATCTGTAAGATTATCTAATTTTGAGAATCTAATTTCAGGAATTGTAAATAATTCTCGGTTTAACTCATCAACTCTTACGCGCTCTCCAAACTCTCTCTTAGAAAGATCAAAAAATGATAACATTTTAGAAGACGCTGCTCTTTTGACGTCTTCCTCAAAAGGTTGAAAAGTTTGGTCTACAAAAATAGTTGTTTTTAAATCTAATGTTCTAATAAGACCATCTACAATCGTAACCTCATCGGTAAGCATTTTATGCTTATTTAAATGTGTTAGTAATTCGTTCTTGTAAGCTATTGAAGATCTTTCAAGTTGAGCTTGTACTCCATCTACTTCATCAGCAAAGGCTACTGTGTAAATATCAATCATATTAGATCCGGCTCCAGAGTTTCTTAGAACTGCAGATGATTTTCCAGACTGTCCTACAGTGCTTACAAACTGATTAGCAAATGCGGTGTAGTCTTCGCCTGTAACAGCTCTGTATTGAGTTTTGAAAAAGTAAGGAGACCATTTTTTAGCATGTGCTACAGTTTCAGCGTTTAAGCCTCCTGTGGCTTTAGTAGGATTAGTAGCTGTAATTGAAATTGCGCCATTATCTGTATGGGTTGCAGGAAGTGAAATACTAATTACTCCTGGAGCTATGTTTCCTCTGGAACCTCCTCCAACTCTATAATATACATCATAAGTATCTCCTGGAGATGGAGATTTACCTCTAATGTCGTCCCCGAATGCTAATACGGCAGCATAGTCATCAGTATATGTTTTGCTGAATACTTTATCAGTTTTATCTGCAAGAAATAAATTTTGGATTTCGTTATAGATCTCTCCGCCTGTGTTAACATATAAGCTACCTTCTACAATGGAAGGGTCGGTTAATGTGATTGTTTGTACTGATGCTGTATCTGAGAAAGTTCCGGATACTTTTTTCAATTGACCTTCTAATAGTATTACTTTACTGAATGTGGCTCCAGCGTTATTTAAAGAGTCTGTTAGGTTTAAAACTAGATTTTCGGTTGTTAAATCAATAGCTCCTGTATCATTTACCTCATATACTGTGTAGGTTAGTAGACCGGTGTCTTTGTTGTTAGGGACTGAGAAAGATCTGTCAACAAATGATACTGTAGCAGTTTTACCAGAAGTTAATACATCGGCAGTTGCTAGTGTTATTGTACAGCTTGCTTTTGCGCTAATAGGACCTTTTAAAGATATTCCTATTAACTGTAGAAGTTTTCTGAGGTTTTCAGGAGATTGGACAGATGAAAGAAAACTTTCATTAGCTAACATATCTGCCTTTAGAGAAAGTACGCTTGCTAAATAGGAAAACATTTCTACAAGCATAATACCTAGATCAGACTCTACAAAGTTATTATATTCTAAAGGGTAGATTGCTTGAAGGTAATTTAGTAATGCAGTTCGATACTCATCAAAGTCTGCTACTGAATAGTCTATTCTAGATGCTTTAGTTTGGGGACTTAAAGCTCCTAATTGCAAAAAATCGGAAGCTATTGTCCCGTCAAATGCTGATGTATTAAAAATTCCTGTGATGTCTGCCATTATACTATAATATCTAAAACTTGTACGTCTGTGATTTCATCCTTTATTTTAAACTTTAAAGAGATGTAAATGTGGTTCCTTCCTGCTGATTGAGGTCTTGATTCCCAAGATAGTACTAAATCTATAATATCTACTCTAGGCTCATACCTTTTAATAGTGGATTTAATTTCCTCTCTTAATTTTACCTTCAGAGATGTAGTAAAAGGCTCAAAAATTGATTTTCGTAGAGATGTTCCAAAGTCTGGTCTCATGACCCTTTCACCTCTGTTAGTAAGTAAAAGCTGTTTTAATCCAGACATAACAGTTTCAGCTCCATCAGTTTTGGTAAAAAATCCACCAGTCCCTTCAATTACGGGAAATGCAATACCATTTAATCTAGTTGTTCTAGATGTGGTAAGTAAGTTAATGTCTTCTAAATTCATTATAATAGAATATTTTTGTAAAATCCTTTTTGGAAGGTAAAGTTTTTCCTAACCTCACTATTAGATAGGGCTCTAGAATATAGTTTGAAACTGCCTAAAAATCCGTCTAATCCGCTAGAAGGCTTTATAGTATGAGAGGTTGCCCATAACGGATAATGCTGAGAGTTTGCCGTAGGATCTCCATAAGTACTATTTGTATTATATCCTAAAAATCCAGGTTCATCATTTGCGTCTATAGCGGTAACTTTCTCAATACCGTCCGTAAATCCTCCTCCTAAAATCCAAGGAGTAAAGCTATCTCCTCCTCCAAATTTGCCAATTACAGGACCGTTATTTGAAGTATTGTTCCAACTAGATACTAAATATTCCCCCTCTCTTACAGGAGAAGGTATATTAAGAGTGTTAGTTGAAGATAAATCAAAAGTAGTATTTATTGAAGAAGTTGTAAGAAGTTCGCCATCACAGAATATTTTAACTGAATCCTCTGAAAAATTAAAGACGGTTGCCATATGTATAAATCCTGCGCTTGCATCTATAATAGATGCTCCGTTAACCGAAGTATTAGAATCTACAGTAGCTCCTAATTCGGAGATNCCGGATGTTTGAAAAACTCCATTTATATACTTATGGGATTCAGCTATTGCAATACTGTGTCCATAGGTTTGNAGATTATTATTTTGAGATACTGTAGGGAACACTCCAAACTCCAAACCACTAGGGGCTGTAGAGCCTCCTGCATCCCTAAACCCTAGAATCATTCCGTGAACTTTTCTAGTATCATGTATTCCCGCGATAGTAGTTCTAGATGCTGTAGTATCTGAGTATGAGTTTCCTTCAGCGGCATTACCTCCTGAATTTTCACACGCGGCTACTACTCTATACCTATGAGTATCTGTCATGGCTAAACTAGGGACATGTACCCAAAAATCAAATGACACTCCCCCACCTACTTTAGTATCTTTATTATATTTTCTATTACCTTCATAAAATAAACTATCCAGCTGTTCAGTTTTTAATCTTTGTTCAGTACCATCAGGAGTATAGCTAGTAGGCAATCTAACATAAGATTGGTTAGGTCCAGTTCCTGTTAATTTAGGTATTCCTAATCCTGAAGGAAAAACGTTATCTAATGAAGATGCTACTAATTGACCGTTCAGAAAACCTCCGGAGTCTGGAGATATATTATCTAAATTAAATTTAGTAGAAGATGCGTCAACTATGTCTGGCTTAAGAAAATTGTAGCCTAGTACCATACCATCAGATACGATAGATTCTACTAATGATTGCACAAGTCCCGAATCTCCAGATACATTATTCGTACCGTTGAAAAAGGGAAATGTTTCAGGATTTGTNGGNGATAGAGAAAACTTACTTATCACTGAGAAGGGTTGTGCTTTAGACTGCACAAATACAGGAGTAATAGGTAATATGATATCTTCTAAGTCTTCTGAAAATAATAATAACTCCTCTTGCTTTACTAAGGAAACTTCTACGCCTGTGCCGCGCATGAAAGAAAAATCATTTAATGGAATTCTTTCAAGGGGATGCCATTCGGGGGTAGAAGTTTTACTTCTATTTTCTATCAAAATACCATCTCCTAGTCCTAAGTCTTTAGGATTATCAAATCCCTGTTCCGTAAAGCTATACTTATCAGAAGCAAAAATAGAAACTAATTGAAGTTGTTTCTTTCTTTTTCTAGTCTTCTCGTCGTAAAGGGAAGCAATAGCACCTATATTTCCATAATAATTAACTACTACAGCACTTTCTGCAGAGTATCCAGATGCAATTAAATCATTAATCTGATCATGAACTAGTGTAGTATGTAGAATTTTATTCTTTTCGAATGTTTGTAAAATATCATCAGACTTATAATACTTATCAGCATTACTATCGTCAGGAGTATAATCATAATTAAATACTGTATCTACAAAGTTTTCTAAGTTATCATTAGTATACAGATTACCTTTACCTCCTAAATTTGGAGCGTACTTAAGATTCCATGTAGAGCTTGCAGCTACCATTCCCGATACTTCAGGAATTCCCCCTGAAATTGAATCATAGTATAATCCATCTTCAGAAAGAATAAACTGTCCTTTTACAGAAATAGGAGGACCGTAGGTTAAATCAAATATAGGAGGTTCTTCTCCTTGTAGGTTAAGTTGAGTTTCTCCCGATAACTGTTCAAACCTTGCTTTATTTTCTTCAAAAGGAGCTATAATGTTATTTTCAACAAACTTTGCGTAATTATCTACAATAGCTTGAATATTAGGGTCGTCTGAGGCAAGATGGGATATACCATCTAAATTCAACTCAGGTTCTGCTAAAATACCGTTAGCCCTATCCTCTAGAACAGCTTGAATATTAGCTAAGTTATCTTCGGCAGTTTGAGCTATTGCTTGTAAACTTGCTAAAGATGACTCTAGTAAAGCTATTTCAGTTACATCTAAATCATCTAAAGCCATTAAATTATCTCCGTATTAAAGGAACTTAATTTGGATGCTATTGATGCAGCATCAAGTTCCGTGGTTCCAGCCGCAGTTGCGTTTTTTAGTATATCAGCTCCTACAGCTGAAGACTCGTTCATTAGTCCGGTAGTACTTGCAACAGGTCCTATTGTAGACTCCATAGATGCTTTTACCTTACTAATAGATTGAGAAGTTGCAATAGAATTTCTACCTTTACCGGGAATATTTATAGATGCTTCTCCTGATAATTTCTTAGCTCTAGCTTTTAATTGGTTAGCTTTAATAGAAGCTTCAGACTTAACAACAGCCATATTATTAGAAAGAGATATCAAAGAAGTAGATGGGAGAGCGCTGAGTTCCTCTTTTGAAAGNGAGGGAACATTTGGGCTTGCGTCTTTGATAGGGGGAAGTGAGAAATTTGCCATAATTAATAAGTTTTTGCTACGATAGTGTTATTTGTAGTTACTAAATCTACAGAAGTAGTTATATATGTATTGTCTTCAAAATATTCGGTAACTGTTACTAAAGGTTTAAACGCTGTTCCAGAACCAGATGATGCGGGTCTTAAAAATATAAAATCTTTAGGATCCAAATAAAGATTTGAATTTAAAACGGATAAAGATGCACCTTTAGGGATAGCTCCATTTATAAGAATTGAATTTAAAGCGCTTCCCCCATATCTATAAAATTCTTGCTTAATTTTTCCATCTCCAAAATATACAGTAGCTGAAACGGTTACATCCGAGTAATCAACCCAGTATACGTCCATATCTAAGGCTGATGTTGTAGAGTTAGCTATTTGAATTTGCTCTACTTGTGCGTATTTTGCGTTTGGGTTAACTGCATAAATGCAAACCTTCTCGTTATATGCAGAAGGTTCGTAAGAGACTGAAAATTGTTTTTGTTCCATTTGTTATCCTGAGAATACGGTTTCGGAGCCGTGCGCTATTTTAGAGCCACACGCAACAGAGTCTGAAACTCTAGAAATAGCTTTCCCATTAATATATACTGAGCTAGAACCTCCACCCGCTGTAGAGGTATGGGATGTATCGCCATCTGTNTGAGAAGNCCAGCTATCTCCAACTCCATGAGCAGGTATNCCGTTTATAAAAATATCGGAGGATCCTCCGTTACTAGGTCTAGGTCCAAATGCTCCATGTCCGGTTCCTTTATCTCCTTGTCGCGTCGCAGCTTTAGGAGCTGTTTGGGTTGGAAAGTTAACTCCCTCATGGGTAACATATAGCGGAGTTTGTAAAGGATATGTCTTTCCCTCGGATATTAAGGAAAACTCTAGAGGGATATATTCGTCTCCTCTAGGACTAGTAATACTGGTTAAACTTGCAGTAGATGGGAAAGAGTTTAAGTTAGTAGTAGTAACAGGAGAGTTTAAACCGTCTCTGTAGGTCATACTAACAGCTCCATTAGTTGCTCTACTTAGAGACCCAGTAAATGTAATAGTAAATGCTTGAACACTCCAATCATCATCTTGATATGTAAAAGGGGTAATGCTTACATTTAAATTAGGAGCAAGTTGTGAGATGTTAGTAACATTTATAGAATCTATACTATACCTTCTATAATTGATGGTACCGTCATATTCCTCGCTAATATACTGAGCTCCGTATACATTAAGCGTGTAGGTTTCTGCTAAATTTGATTCGGGATACGAATTATAATTATTATTACCAATATCAATATACCCAAAAAGGTTAGAGGATATAGTAGTACCTTCAATTATAGCAGTGTCAATAAGTAAATCTTTAAAGACCATTACGGATTCAGATCAATTCTAGAAGCGGTTAACGTCATTTGATTTCCTGCGTTTATACTAATATCATTACTAGCATCTAAATTTATATCCTGCTCAGCGTCTATCTGTACATTTCCTTTTGCTGATAGGTTTATATCTCCTTGAGCTGCTCCTACATTTACATCTCCCTTTCTAGCTTCTACATTTATATCTCCAGCTCCATCATTTATAATTTGAATTTTAGAAGTGCTATCTTTTTCTACGTTGAGAACCATTTCCCCACTCTTAGAGTTAAGATGCATATTTCCCTGACACTCAATAACCATAGAATTTGGTCCTGGAGTGTCTCCATCGTCTCCGGCTTTTATTACAATTCTATTATCATTCTCATCGGAAATAATAATTCTATCCATGCCTGGACCTACGCCCGCGTCTAATTTTATATGCTTATTACTATTTGTAGTTAAGAGCGCGTAATCTTCTTGGTGA